CTTTGCTACCACGGTACTTGTAGGTAATGAAACGACCAGTGCCATCACCGTTGTTGTACTCGCGGGATATCTCAATGTATCCAGTTGCAACCGGAGTGATTACATTGGTTTTGATCGTTGCCATATCAGTCTTGCGTGTTGTTGGCAGTCCTGTCCGTGTTCTTGACGATTAGCTTCAACTGAAGCGTCTGCTCAATTGCATTCCTGATTGCAGTGTCTTGAGACGATTGAAAGCCGGTGAATCCGCCAATGCGAGCAAGAGAGTCTTGAGGTCCGCCCATTGAAAACTTCATGCCAGCTACCCGTTCAAATTGAGCAGTTCCAATAGGAGGAGGCGTGTTTTGATCGCCAACCTTCCCCTGTTTTTCTTCTGCAATTCTCTGCTGCACTATTCTGGACAACGCTTCATCTGGCATCCTCTTAATCAATTGAATCGTGTGAGCCTTTCGCATAGTACGATCAAACTTTTCAAGAAAGCTCTCAGTAGGTTTTGAAACACTGTTAATAGCGTTTGCAGTTGCGGTAATTCCTGCCGCAATTGTCGGTGCTGCTATTCCTTTGATGATCCGAAATTGCTCTTCTAACAAAGTGTTTGCTTTGGCTAGAACATCAATGTCCGTTTTTGAAATCAAAAGACGATTTGACGTTGTGTTATAATCAGCCAGAGCAGCAGCAGCGGTTTTGAGCTTTAGACCGTAAACGTCAATCATTGCCGCTGTTGTTTCAGCGGACCTTCCAGAGTTTTTGTAGGCTTCAGCAGCTTTGACTGCCCCGTCAATCGTTGACAGTTGCGGGTCGCGCAACTGTTCCATTGTCAAACCAAGAGCTTTGAGCGTTTGAATCGCGTCATCATCTCCAGAAGTGGCTTTTAATCTGGCTTGCTCAAATTTGCCGAGAACTGAACCAAACTTTTCAAAAGTTACACCAGTTTCACCAGCTAGTATTTGAAGCCTCTGAACTTGATCTGTAGTTAGATTAAGCTGTTCCGATAAATCGGATATGCGGTCTGCTGTTTCAATTATGTTCTTTGTGAAAGCAGTAACAGCAGCAACCGACAAAGCCGCGCCAAGCTTGCTGGTGACCGCAGACTTGAAGCTTGATCCAAACTTTTCACCAACACTTTGAGCGCGTTTTACGCCCATTTCAAACCCCGATGAGTCGATACCAAGCTTAACAAGTAGAGAAAGTACACCCATATCAGTTCGCTTGTTGATTCTGCCAAATGGCTTCGCTCTGGTCGTCCCACAACTGAACCTGACCCATCATCTCTGCGTGCGCTAGAATCAGCCTTTCTGCGTCACCAAGAGGCATCTGGATCGCATCGTCAGGAGCAATCCCAATGTTGAGACATCCAACAAGAACCCGTTCGGGCCACGGCATCGCGGGAGTCTTTGGCTTGTTTCCGCTTTCCATCAGCACTTCGGGGGCGGTTGACTGCTCTTTGAGCCACAACTGAAACTTGTCGGACTCAACGACCAAATTCATCCGCTCAATCCGCTTTCCCCACAACCACAGAATGAGGTCACGCCAGATTGATTTAATGGACCTGATGGATTCAAGCGGAGACTGTGAGCAAACAAGCACAGCCTCCGCTAAATCGCTCGGTGTAATTTCTCCACCTAAAACGTAGGGAGAGCGCAAACGCTGAAGGACAATGGCGTGTCCTACGGTGTATGGAACAAGTCGAACCCCAAGCACCACTGGAGCTTGAGGTCCGGTCTCTGCGAGTATCTTTGCAAGATCTGCCACAGATTACAGCGTGAAGACAGCGGCAGTACCAGCAAGAGACGGATACTTGGTCACAGTGATGGTAACCATAGCTTTTCCGCTGCTTGTGAATTTGACGCTTCCACCACCGGAATAAACGTAATCACCATCAATGGAAACACCACCAACAGTCACGCCATCGCTACCAGCAATAGACGCATATCCGTTGACTGTAGGAAGACCGGCAGCAAGTTTGGCTTGAGCAAAGGTAGCAGCACTTGGGATGAAAGTGACATTGAGCGAAATCCGCTCGTTAGCGGAGACCTGAGCGACAACCTCACCGGCAGAGTTCTTGATCTGCTCAACGTCTGCTTCGTGGGTCGCGTCGTAGCTCTCAATTGTAGTAATTGTTCCGCTCGTTAGCGCGGTAAGAGCATTTGCGACTCCAACCGTATAAAGCTGAATCGTTCCCTTTGCTCCGTAGACTAGTGCTAGACCTTTTGAAAGTGCCATGTTGTTAGTGTGTTATGAGTTTGCTGCTGCAAAGATTGTCATTGAACGCGAGAAAGTTCTAGCTCTTTCACTAGTGTCATTGATACCGAAGTCAGTTGGCGTTGCGAAATACGCAACAAACCCTCCAGACTCGTTGTATTCTCCAGCGTTCAATTCTGAAATGTTGTCGTCAACGAATAGCGGTTGCAGGATGTTTTCAAACGCTGCAACGGTAGCCAACACGTTGTATTCGGGAGTATCGTCAGCGGAAAGCTGAAGTGTAGCGGTTACGTCAACTTCACAAGTCCGGTCAATAGGATGAACCGGAACCGCAGTTGATGAGCGCACAACGATGCGCGGAAAGTCTGGCATCCGGTCTTCTAAGTCTGGATCTGTAAACGCACCGTGACCGTAACTGGTGAGACAAGCAGGAGTCCCAAGCGGAGACGCAGACCAGTCTTGAGCAGATAGCCAATCGACTAAAGCGCGTTCGGTTCTGAGAGCAACGGCATTCATTGGACAACAATACCTTTCGATTCAGAACCATCAAAAGCCGATTGAAACGCAGCGGTAATGTGACCCTCAAGTTCTTTGGCTTCGTCGTTGTAAGCTTGCTGCATCGCTTTTGAGTAGATTGCCTCAACTTTTCCAATCTGGTTGTCAGCAAGACCGATGTTCAAGCGAACATGACTAGACGGAGAAAAACCAGCCTTTGCATTGTATGCATACGCTGAAGACCCGCGATGCATTGAAACGTTCTCTTGTGGCAACCCGTATTGGTTCGCAAGATTGATGAGAGCTTGATTTCCAGCAACGATCCGCACTTGAGCAGAACCCTTCTTTGCTCGTCGAGTCCCACCGAATTGTTGAAACGACGGAGACAGCTTCTTGATTGCTTTGGTTACAGCAGACTTGAGGTAACCAACTGAACCAGCAGCGCGACGGCGAAGCTTTCCAGCAGCGTCACGCATATCTTGACCGTAGAGTCCGGGTTTTCCAGCTTTAGCGTTCTTCGCTTGAGCAATCAAGTGGACCAAGCGCAATTCACGCGAACGACCGAGAAACTTGCCGGTCTTCTTGTCAATCCTTCTCGCTCCAATCGGACGATTGAAGTAGTCGAGAATCTTGTTTCGAGCCGCTTGTGGGGACTTTGGCGGAAGCAGAATGTACAACCGCAGCATCAAGAAAAACGTGCGGGAGTTAACAGCATCAGCCAAAGACCGCCGAGTCTTGGGCAGATATTCCTTCCAAGCAGCGTCAAAGCGGGACGTATCTACTGTGACGGTTGGAGTCATTTGGTTTTAGCTCCAAGCTCAAGAGCGTAGTAAGCACCGGAGCCATCACGCTTTGCAGACATGATCCGCATTTGGCGACCATCGTAGGTCACAAGACGACCCACAACCGGAATCATTTTGCCAAAAGTCAGAAGCAAGCGGTCAGTGTTTTCTTGCAGCAGCAAGCTTCCAGACTCTTGCAAGAGACGGTCAGCGGTGAAACCAACGTCACAAGACCAGACCGAAGCGTCGACGGTTACAAGCGTTGAGTCAGCCAACCTCCAGTCAGAGAACTTAACCAAGATCCGCGCTTGAACGTTATCTTGGAAACCACCGGCAATGACCGAGTTTGCGTCAGTGATCGCAGCAGGAAGACAACGCACCAGCACTCCCTGCCAGAGAAACGATGGATTTCCCATCGCGCTTTGCAGCACGGACATCCCCAACTGGAGACTGGTTGCAATTAGGTTCACGCTTTGAAGTAGACACCAGAAACAATAATGCGGGAAGTAGCTTGGAGTTGGCTTGTGAGACTTGTGATGTCGCCATTTTCATAATGGCTCAACTCGCAGTAAGAAGTGCCTCCGACAACCTTACCAATGACAGAAGTCTTCGCTTGATTCGTTGCGTTGTCCAACCAGATGGACACAGCAGCGTTGTAGGTCGCAGGATCTGGAAGGCTCAAGCGAAGGTTTCCGGTCGCAGAACCACTCACCGAGTTGATGGTCAAATCAACGGTAAATGTCTCAACAAAACCAACAGCCGTTCGTCGAGCAGTGTTGACGGTAAAGTTAAACGTGCGACCACCACCGGAATCAATCAGCGTAGGAACCCACGTTGACGGAGCGGTCAGTGGGAGCGCGGCATAGATCTCATCGAAGTTCGCGTTCGCTTTGATCCACGACCCACGGAGCGTGTCTCCGTTGTTGTCGTTTGCGGTCGATCCAACGTTGATGACTTGTTGCGACATACTATTCCTTCGGCAATGCGTACCAACCCTCTGGCAGCGTTATGCGACCCGTAGAGCGCACAGAAACACCGTCAGCACCTTTGACCCAAACCTTAGCTTTGACGCTCTCAGCGAGCCTCACCGGCTCACCGTGGGGGACGTAGACAACGCGAGTCCCACAGCCACAGCTACCCACCAGCACGGTCAATGCGATCCAGAAGCTTAGCTTTAAGTTCTGAGTCTTGTTTTGCATCTTCGGCGGTGGGTTCAGTTTTAGCCAGACCAGTCAACCACTTCAGCAAAGCGGTGATGATCTGCTCGACGATGTTCACTCGGACTTCTTTTTGTCCGCATCCTTTGCGGCAATAAGACCAAATCCAACCGTCACAGCGGCAATGGTCGCAGCAAGATCAATGTTGGTGGACGGGTCGCCGTCAAACAGAGCTTTCAACGCTCCACCAACGGCAACCATGATTGCGCCGACACCTGCGAGAGTGGTTTTCCAGTTCATTTCTTGAGGGCTTTCCAGAGTCCAATTGCAGCAGCGATAAAAGCCAACACAGCGGCTCCGAGTTGGAACCACTGTGTCAGTTGCGGGATGAATGAAACCGCACCAGCAGCGGCAGCAGTTGCTAGAGATACTCCAACTCCATTGCTGCTGTTGGTATCGGTTTGCATTACTCGGATTTAGGTTGAGCGGCTTGCTTGATCTTTTCAACAATTGGCAAAGCGACGGCAGCATTGGCGAGACCGCCAGCTTTCACAGCAATGTCCAAAAGCTGAATGATGTTGTTGGCTTCTTGTTCGTTGAGCTTGAGCGTAATTTCCATATTAGGCGACCGGAGCTTCAACGACAGCAGCCTCCTCCGCAACCAAAACCGGCTCAACCTGCGGCAGCATCGGAGGGACGATCATCACCGGAGGAGCCCACGGCAGCGGCGGAGCGATGACCGGCGGGTTGATCTGGTCAGCGATCTGCAACGAGACGTTCGCTTCGATGGCGGTCTTATCGACGCCATTGGCATAGCACCAGCCGAGAACCTGATCCTGCGTCAGATCCTCGTAAGGCGTGAAGCTATCGGTCGGCGCAGCGAACGACGCGCTGCCGTAGCAGGTGCCGCTGTAGGTCTTCTCGTCGTCGCCGGTGCCGATGGTTTCAATGCCGTTGCACCTCCAGTCGGCGGTGATGACGACATCGGTTTTGTCACCTTCGGTGGGCTTAACGAGAAGGCGTTCGATGATCCAGTTGATGGTAATCATGGGATATTAGGCTTCCAGAGCTTCAACACGGGCGGTGAGTTCCTTGATGGCGGCAACCAACAGCGGGATGACATCCGTGTAAGCCACGCCAAGTCGATCAGGATTCGACGCATCGACAGCTTCAGGAAGAACAGCTTGAATATCCTGAGCAATCAGGAATGACTTGCGAGTGTTAAGAGCGTCGTTCTTGAACTTTCCGATAACAGCTCTCAACGAACCAACCTTAGCAACAGCATTGTTGATCGGTTCGATAATGTCCTTCAAACGCTCATCTGAAGCGGAAGTCCAAGAAGTGGCAGCAGTTCCATTGAGATAGACACCACCACCACCAGCGGCAGAAATTACGAAGTTGCTCGCGCTTGAATACGGACCAACAGCCCATCGAGTCGTTCCAGAATCAGAAGACAGATGGAACTTTGTGTTAAAAGCCGCACTTACACCCGTCGTCCCCACCAACAGATTCCCGCTCGCGTCGAGCGTCATCGCTTGGGTCGTCGTAGAATTACAACGCCAAGCATGGCTAAAACCATCGTAACGAGCATTCGCCCACAGCGCGTTAGCACCTGAACCAGCAGCAAAACGAACGACGTTTGTTGTATCACCGTCTGCGCTGCCAGCGGTGTTTCCAACATGGAGAATAACTTGATTATTGGTGGTTCCGATTGCTGACAGCTTGTACGAAGGACTTCCCCCCACGCCCAGCCCCGTGGAGTTGAGGGTCATTCGAGTGCCGCCTGCGCCGTCGTACCAAGTGAAGATACCCAGCGGCTGAATCCGATACTGTTCAATGTCGTTGCAACCAAAGCGCAGGTTGTGATTGCTGACAGCGAAAATCCCTCGACCGTTATTATCGATAAAATCATACGAACTGACGCTCGCATCGCTCGACTTCATGCGTATCATTCCGCCCGTATTAACTCCGGTTCCAACAATTTCCAGAGTCTTGTATCCTGCCGTATTGGTCGGACTCGCGGTGTTGATACCGACATTGCCTCCGCTAACCTTCAGAATGCTGGAAGCCACCGTCAGATCGCCGGTGATGGTGGCGCTGGCGAGGGTGGCGGTGGGAGAACAAGCCAGAAGGTTATTGAGCGAAACCTTCTTGGTCGTGCCGCTTGCAGCCATTGACGTATCGGAAACGTCCACGATGACCAGCGGATCGTTTGCCGGATCGGTGGAAGTTCCGATGCTCGTTAAAGCTGTAATCTTGCTATCAGGCATAGGTCAAAAAGTTAATCGGTGGAGAGTGAGAAAATGATTTTAGAACTACCGTCTTCTTGGAGAACAAATGAAACGCCATCCTCTTGGATCATATCTCGCCGCATAGCAGGATATGCCACCTCAATGGCATCATCCGACGTAGACAGTTGCAGTGAGAGCGCGAGTGTCATCAGGTGGTGGCTCGGGCGAAGTAGGCGATGACCGCACCAGAGGTCAGCGTAAAGCTGCTGATCTTACCCACAATGGTGATGCCAGCGGGAATGGTGGTTCCGCTCCAAGTGCCGGTAACACCAGTGCCAGCAATGGACGAGATCACGGTCGCGGTGATGGTCTGGATTGCGATGTATCCCGAAGTCTGCGCTGAGGTTCCGGTGACCAGAGTGAAACCCTGATGACCCATCGAATCCTGCGTTGCTACATCGGTCTGGTATGCTGACATTTTGAAATCTTGTTAGAGGGGAGGCCACCGGAACTTTCCAGCAGCCCCCCCAATTTTACGGTTAACCTTTACGGATCTTCGGTGCTAAAGCTCCCTGTATCCACAGTACGAGTTTGCCTCCTTCGGGGACAGAAGCAGTGTTGAAACCGTCGCGCTGGAGACTCGCGTCGATCTCGGGACCGTGAACGACTTTGCTCTTGCCGTTCTTGTCCACTGCAATGGTAGTAGCGAGACGCATATCCTTAAGGATTAAGCGGTGATCAGAACTTCAGCTTGCGTAGTGTCCGCAGCGGCAGCACCAAACATGATGTCGTAAGACGCCATGTGCGAGCGTGTGGCGCGGGAATACCAGACCGAGAGCAAGCAGGACAGACCGTTGTTGGTGGTAACCGTGCGCTGTTCGATGAACTCACCGGCAACCATTCCAACCGGAAGACCGGCTGCGATGGCGATAGCGTCAGGACCGCAGACAAAGCCAGCGGTGTTGGTCTCAGCACCAGTCCAGCGGTTGTTCTCGGCGATGACATCGAATCCAAAACGACCGTTCGCAAGCGAAGACAGACGGCCATCGGGGAAGGTGTTAGAGGCCGACGAGAACAACAAGCGAGCGATGTGTCCACCGTCCAGAACGAGGTTCTTGGAACGATAGTTCTTGGCAGCAGCGAGAATCGCGGGCAGGTCGCTGGTGTCGAAGTTGGCAGCGGTTCCAATCGTAACGGCAGTACCGTAGTTAGCGGCAGTCATCACGGCGGTAATCTTGTCGCTAATACCATAAGCGAACAGATCAGCAGAACCAGCAGCAAGATCAGCCAGAGCGTAACCCTGATTCAGTTCTTCTTGAGTGACGGTAAAGTTCTTGCTGATCTGGTCAACGGTCACCGAAGTGGCAGCGAGCGTCGAATCGTTGTTGGTCTCCCAGTTGGTCGGATTGACCTGAGCGGCGGTTCCGGTCGTGAACTTCTTCACGCGAACGATGGCTTTCGGACGGAGGTTGTCCAGACCCACGTTGCGGCTGAAAGCATCAACCATCGCCAACTTGGTAGCGGCAACGGTGATGATCGCGTCAGCGAGGTAATCCACGACAAGCGTCGAGGTAAAGGAGTTCGCGTTCTGCGGAGCGAAGATGCTCTGCTGACGGAGAAGCTCGCTGTGGTTCTCGACCAAGAAACGACGACGCTCAGCACCAGCGCGGAAGCTCTTATGCTTCTCCAGCAGCGGGTTGCCGAGGTTCTCAATCACGGGACGCACCGGCTCAGGAGCAGGAGCAGCGGCGGGAGACTTCATGGAAGCTTCCAGAGCGGAAAGCTTAGCAAGAATCGCGGTGAGATCAACGGAAGCGGCAGGAGCAGCCGCAGCCGTCACAGTAGTGCTATCGGACATATTTGTGTCGGGTTGTTGTGTTGGTTGCGGCAAAGAAACTTTGCCATTTTCGCTGACGGCGTTGTTGCCATCCGCAGAAATCTTGTCGTCTGGGGAGTCGTCATCTTCCTCCAGTTCTTCACGCTCCAATTGAGCGTAGAGAGCGCGGAACCAATCGCGTCCAGCAGCACCGCCCCAAAGGTTGGCAGCTACATCAGCGGGAGTGTTAGGCTCTGCTTCCAAGAATCGCTCATTGCGACCCCACCAAGCGTTTGCTTTCTCAACCTTATCTTCGGTGGGAATTTCTCCAGCAACGAGAGACTCAGCCTCAAGAACGGTTTGCTTCTCAAGACCTTCACCGGCAAGACCTTCAGCGTATTGCTCAAGACCTTTGCGGAGGTTGTTTTTGACCGTCTCGGGAGCGGTCTTGGTGACAGCGCGGGGATGCCACTTAGCAGCCATCGCAAGCTGTTTGATGGGTTTGTCTACCAAGCCAAACTGAATCGCTTCGGCGGTGGTAAACCAAGTCTCCGCCTTCATTGCAGCGCGGATGGACTCTGGTGATTTGCCGGTCTTCTTAGCATACACTCCAACCAACACTTCAGCGTGTTGATCAAGAGCGTCAGCCATTTTCCGCATATCTTCCGAAGTACCGGAAGCCATTCCAGACGGATCGTGGATCATCATTAGAGCGGCATCAGCCATCTCTACTTTATCTCCAGCCAGAGCAATGATCGAAGCAATGGAAGCCGCAATGCCAACGACCCGAGTGGTCACCGGAGCTTTACGACCGCGCAACTGGTTGTAGATGCTCAGACCATCCCACACATTACCACCGGGAGAGTTGATCTCCACCAAGAGCGGACCATTGCCAACTTCAGCAAGAACGTCAGAGAATTGCTTTCCAGATAGACCGTTACCACCAAACCAATCTTCACCAATCTGGTCAAAGATCTGAATGGTCGCAGTCTCACCAGCGGAAGCCGCAGGAGCGTAATAAAGCCAATCTGATTTCTTAGTGAAGCTCATTCTGTTTTCTTGGCTCGCGGCTTACGTTGCTTTTTGACTGAAGCGGTCACTTCGGTTTGTTCTACAACAAGCGGTTGCGATCCACCTTCTGACGGAGCAACTGGAGACGGAGATTCAGAAGAATCATCTTCAATGTCAATAGCCGGTGCAGCACTAGCCGCAGGACGTTCTTTCTGAATCACCGAAATCTCAGAGACATCAACTCCGTATTTGTCAGCAAGTTGACGCACAAACAAAGCTTGCTGTGCTTTTGCTTCTAAAGCAGAACGCCAATCAAGACCCCGCGCACCGTAGACCTCATCGTAAGTCAGAATGCCAGCTTCCAATTCAGCCAACTGAGCAGCGGAATTACGGCCAACATCAACATTTGGGGAGCGGGGAGCGGTAATAGCTACTTCATACCAGTCGGACGGAGCATCATTGAGCGCGGGATCGCTCTTGATAGCGTACTCCATGACGTATTCATAAATACGTCGAGCCGCTGACGACATCACTTGATGCCGAGACTTAAACCACACAGCAGACATATCTAGCGCACCGCGATAGACAGTCCCCTGCATGGACTCGGGATAAACCAGAACGTAAGGAATACCAACACCAGCACATACCTTCTCGGTCAATTGTCGCCAGTATTCCCGCATATTTACACCGGGACGCTCCGTTGCGAACTGTTCAAATGAATCACCGTTCTTGAGTACTTTAACAGACGACCCAAAAACTTGTTCGTAATAGTTCTCCGCAGTGTTCTGAGTGGTTTGCGAGATTCCACCGGAACGGAGGCTGGATGCTTGGACCTCACCGCTTACCGTCTTGACGATCTGAGCGACGGAAGCACCGAGCTTGCAAGCTTCCATCTCCAGCTTCTGCAAGTCATCGAGATCGTGAAGATCATTGATAACCGCAGAGACAAACGGAAGACCTCTAAGCTGACCGGGACGATTCGGCTCGTAAATATGGACCACCGAGTCGGAACCAATTGAGCGAACGTCTGTCAGATTACCCTGCGTCTTCTCTGAACCGATAAAATACGAGATTGCGCGTCCAGTCTTAGGGTCAAACCGGATACCGTCGAAAACGGTTAAATCAGACTCCATCCCAACCGGAGTCGCAATTGACTGAGCTTCGATAATCTGAAGTCTCGGCTTTCCGCTCTCACCTTTAGTGAGAAGGATAAAGCTTTCACCGTCAAAGAACCAACCGCGAGCCGATTGGCTCATCATGGTTCCAAAAGACTGGCGAGAACCGATATCGGGATAACGGCTCCAGACATCGAACCACTTCTTGGCTTTGAGATTCCAAGCAGGATCGCTGGAAGCCGGTTGAACCGAGAAGCTAGAGCCAACGGTGTACGACTCAAACAGATCCCCAAGTCTGTTCAGAACAGCGTTGTTCTGCTCAAAGAAACGGGACTTACGGACAATCGCTTGACGGGTTGAACTCGTTACATCAAAGCGAGCCGAAGTATAGGACGTATCAAGATACGAACGACGCAACGACTGACCGGCTCCTTCGTACTTATTAACGGGAGCGGGAAACAACTTATTAGCAATGGTTTGAAGGATTCCCATTAGCTCATCCGAGTTGTGGGTTCACGGCGGAATTGCGTGAAATCACCGTAATACCGAGTAACTGCTACCAGAATGGTTCCAAGCATCTTGTTATAGATCTGGAGGTCTGACGGATTAGCGATTCCGTCTCCAGCCAACAGGGTCACAGCAAGATCGTAGTCTGACAGCAGTGACTCCCACATTTCCAACATTTCACCAGCGGAAGCGGAACCTTTACCGGGTTCAGCGAACTCAACGGAAACGTCAGAACTAGAAGTTGAGCGGACAACTTGACCAGACTCTATAGCGTTTGCGGCAACCGTAAGCTTTGCAGTCAAAGCCTCAAGCAATGTCAAAGCGGCTTTGCTTGCGTAGGTAGTACGCAAATAACTCCGCTTCGTTGCTACGGTGTAGGTCAACACTTGCGCGGACTATTCACAGACCAACTGTGAAGTCAACTACTAGAATTTTCAGAACTAGTAGATGCGAGATCGTTCCACAACATCACCATCGCCAATTGCATCAATTCACAGTCATGCAAATGATCCGGCCAACGGGTATTCCGCTTGAACCACAAGTGTTTGATTCTTCCCGCTCTGTTAGCAGTTGGCTTGAGAACGTGAGAGTCCAAATGCTTCCAGTATGTATCAGAATCAGCCGCAAATGCCCCCTCAGCCTCAAGCGGTGCAGGGAGACTGCAAACAGTCCATTGATGATTCTCGGACCCTTTACGGAGCCGCTGAAGCACTTCCCGCATGTGTTCAGTATCGAAGACCAGAAGAGGCTGGACCGCATCAGTCCGCATTGACGTTGATGTCGTGATGCCGAAGGGATGAATTGCGCCAGTCTTGCTGGTGAATCGCGCTCCGGTTTCTCGGCCTTTCATTGGCATCCAACCGATCAACATTGGCTTTCTCAGCCCTCCTTCTGGTGGATACCGCAGACCGCAGGGATATGTGATTGGATTGACGCTGCTTTGTGAGAACTCAGCACAAGCATCATAAACGGCTTGTGTGTTGAAACCGGAGTCAATCCCAACGTCCATATCATGCACGTTGTATTGAAGTTGGACCCGTCGAAGTGCTGCGAAATCGTCTGCGTGACCGGCGGCAACAAGACGCGAATTGCCTTTGCTCCACTCACGACAGACCCACCAGACAAACGGAGCAGCGGATTGAACGTCAGCCGTTAGGTAGCGTCTGGC